GTTCGGCTGTTAGGCATTATCTTTCCTATTTGTGAACATCTTATCTTTAACATGCTGTAATGCTTTTAAGTTGTTCCTTTGTCAAGTCAAAGCTGCTCCTCAATTGCTCATGGGTATATTTGCCCTCTGAAATTGCAAGTATAGCCTCCTCAAATCTCTCTGCACTTATTGGCTTTCTTTTCTTTGGCTTTTTATTCTGCTGCTCTATTGCAGTTGTTACCTCATTGGCACTTGCCACGCTTGTGTCAATCCCTATTCCTAAATTAGCCAATGCCCTTCCCCATGCAGATGTTTCACAGTTCTCCACATAGCTTGTCTTATTTATAAAGGTAGTTCCTTTAATCTCCTCTGCTATTCCTGTGGCTCTGATATTGCCATCAGCATCCTTGATAGTTGCCTTAATCATTACTGAGGTAGCTGTTTTCTCAAGGACATCAGACTCCAAGCAAAAGTTTTTATAATTCTCTCTAAAGTATTTAAGCCTTTCATTGACCTCCACATAGGGCTTTCCCTTGATGTCTATTGTTTTTAATTTTTGATTTTTCATTGTTTATTGGTTTATATATTTCTGAATCATTCTATAGCTGTCAACATACCTATTAACATTATGATAGGCTTCTATCAATGTTCTTGCTGAATGCCTATCTCCATCCCTCTCTGCTTGTTTGGCACTTGTCCACATGCCTTCCTTTATTCCTGTTGCCTCAATAGGATTAAGATTGAACAGCCAATGCTCTCCATCTACTTTCTCATTTATTATTTTTTTGCCATTAATTGTGATTGATTTGATGCCCGGATTGTTCGGCATCATCAAAGATGTTTCTTTCATTGTTAAATGTTTTAAATTGTTAGTGCAATAAAGATATGAATTTTCTATTGATTCACCAAATCATCCCTTGAGATTCTTCAGCTTTTCTTTATACAATTCTATGATGTCCTTCAATTCTTCTCTGCTGAATTTTCTAATCTTATGAGCTTCCTCATGTAGCCTAAGCAATTCATCTGCTCCTATCCTCTCCTGGATCCCCAATTGATAGTTTAATAAGTTCCCATGCAAATCTCTATTGCACCTAACACATTGTCCATGCACGTTGCTCTCGTCAAACGTGGTGTTTTTATGGGTGCTTGAAAAGTAATGACCGGCGTCAAACTTAGATCCCAATTTCTTTCCACAGCTTACGCATGGTTTTGACTTATCTCTTTCTCTAATAAACGCATTGAAATACCTTTGAGCTTTCTTGGTTAGGCTCTGAACAGTTTCAAGTTCCTCCTTAAGTTTTTTCTTTTCTTTCTTCCAGTTGCTTTTTTTGGCTGATGTTACCCACGCTTTAACGCAGTCCGGCTTAAAGCAGTATTTCTGATTGAAATGCTTTGGCTCAAACTTCTCTCTGCAATTCTTACATCGTGGCATCTATTGGTCTAAAGATATAAATATCTTCCACATTACAATTATCATTGTCACAAATAAACACACTAATAACTCCATCCCCTTCCAAATCATGCTCATCATAATCATGATCCTCTCTCCATGTTATTGGCTCTTGGCATTGTGGACATTTCATATTCTCAACTCTTTAATTATTAACTCCAAGCATTTTACTACTATACTATTTCCAGCTTGTTTGTACGCTTGACTATCTGAACAAGTCCAAGTGAACGTGTCTGGAAAGTCCATCAGTCTAAAGCATTCTCTTGGTGTTAATCTTCTTATCTTATGATTTTCTAAAGTACCTTGATTGCATTGAGTATCTAATGTTTGAGCAACCCCTTTACCTACTCTGCCTCTTCGTGTTTCTGAATTAGGCACACTAAAGTTTATACTATCTCCTTCAGTAGCTTCTTCGTAACCTTTTTTAGTTGCTGATTTTATTTTAATAAATGGATTATCATTACTTACTTTATTACAACGTGCAGAAATTGTGTTAGTAAATTCACTATGTTCATCTAATGGGTTAAACTTATTGTATTTTTGATTTATTTGTAAATTTCGTATTCCGTCTTCTGATAAAAAATACTTTTCTAAACTACTGCTGACTTTTATGTATTGACCATCAAACGGTATTGTATAATATCCAGCAACAATACATCTACTGATATCAGCAACTTCTTTTATATCTATCTCTTTATTGGCTTGACTTTTTTTGCATTTTTTTATGGCTTTTTCGGATAAATAAAATTTTTGTAAAACCTCTACTTCAAGAACGTCTTTCAATCGTTTGGTTAAGTGTTCCTCCTTTGCCCATCTAAATGTATTGTCTTGATCATCACGAATACCAATGATAAAAACTCTTTCTCTATTTTGTGGCACTCCGTGTTTTTTTGAATTCATGACTTTGTAGTAAATGTGATACGGCACTGAATCTTCATAAGGGAATAATACAGGCAAACCATTTACGCTTTTGCCTCCCAACATATTTACCCATTCCTTAAAAGTGTTGCCGTTATCATCTGACAATAGACCTTTGACATTTTCAAATATAAAATATCTTGGCTTGTTCGTTTTTATAAACTCATGACTATTAAAAAACAGGATTCCTCTTTTATCTTCCTTACCTAATCTCTTTCCTGCTAAACTAAAGGCTTGACAGGGAGGGGATGTCATATAAATATCCAAACTCTCCTTTGGTATCTCCCTTTCATATACATTCTTTGGATAATACTTTGGCTCTCCATAATTATGTATAAAGGTTTGTCTTGCATACTTGTCCATATCACAAGCAAAGACCTCATCATATTCTATTCCTAATCTCATCAAGGCTTGATTGAATGCACCCACTCCTGAAAAGTCACTACCTACCTTAATCATATTCCCTCCCTTTGCATTTTACCTTCCAGCTCAAGTTCTCTGATTTTCTCTTTCAATGTGAGATTAACATGCTCCAATCTAAAGTTTGTCCTGTATTCTAATTTCAAGCTGTTCTCTAATTCAATAAAGGCATTTTGAAACTCAAGTATATCATTCAAGGTTTCAGTCATTGTATTGATTAAGTCAGTTCTATCAGGATGCTTTTCTTTGAGATCCTGGATTGACAATTCAAATCTCAATATGGTTGTTTTGATGTCAATATGCGCTTTTAAAATGTTTATGTTATTCATGTTATTTGGTTTATTTTCTCAATTCACTTAATGGATCCTTTCCATATATCTCAAATCCTTTCCCCCAATTGAAATCACAAAATACATATTGGTCAAGCATGGTCTGCTCGCCTCCTGTATCTCTATCTTTAATCTTGTCTATGCTTACCAAAGTTACAAATTTCATTGTATCATGTTTGACAAGCCTGTGAATCGTAATAAAATCGTCACACCGATTTAGAAAGCTCTTACCTCCCTCGACATACGCAGCCATTGGAGGTCTTAAATGCCCTTCCCACATGTGTCCTTTAGGAAACAAATTGCCTTGCCTTCCACTCTCTGAGGTTGGATGGGTGCTTATGTAGATTGTCTTTCCACTCTCATTGACAAACTGCCTTGCCATATTCAAGAATTCATAGTTGCCTTCATATCCATATTGCCTTGTTAGTCCGGTATACGGATCTATAAGGAAGGCATCTGCATCTGACTTCTCAAACTCTTTGAGCAACTGCTCAGGAGTATATTGTTTGCTGTTATCTATAAAGTCAAAATACTGCTCCAAGTATGCAGAGCAATTTATAATCTCTTTCTCCTCAAGCTCAAGAAATGATTTGCCTTTATACATCTGAATCAAGTCTCTCATGATTTGACCATATTGATTCTCTCCTGCCCATAGACAAAACTTCTTATTGTGCCTTAAAGCTACGCAAAGAAAATACCAAAAGATCCAGTAAGATTTGCCGACATTATCGTGTCCGAGTACGATACTGAGCTGCCTTTGCTTAAACACAATAAAATTATCTAGGTCACATCCTATCTCTAATCCTTGTTTGATTCTTCCAAATCTATAATCCAATAAATATTTTGAATGTAGTCCCTTACTTAACATACCCTAATGCTTTTGCTTGTTTTGTTAGTTTATCTTCCTTTTCATCCTTTGGCAATCTCTTCAGCCAATTCTTTGCAGTCAAATATAGGGATTTGTATTTAGTGTTTTGTTTGAAGTTCTCTATGGCATCCAAAGTTTCATCAATCTGCTCCTTGCTGTAAAGGGATTTTAACTTCTGATAATTAGAAACTGACAAATATAGATGAGCAAAGCTCCTATATATATCTTTATTATATTCTCTTTCACTAACACTTACACTATCAGCTTTTTTGGGTTTCTCTAAAAAGGCTTGGGTTTTTTGGGTTTTCTTTGGTCTGCCTCCCTTCTTTCCATTCTCTCTTTGCTTGTCAATATAAACATTGTATTTCTTTAAATCTCTTTTTAGACTCTGCTTGATACCTTCAAAGGCAATATCAATGATAAATTCAGCCTCAGGATCCTCATCTGCACAATAAGAATAGATGTGTTTGATTAATTTCCCTGCCTGTTCATCACTTAATTTGTCAAATATTCCTCTTTGATCCATGTAAAGTATAAAGCTTCTTTTGTCTTTTGCCATAATTTTGTGTAAAAAAAAACGACACGCTTTCAGGCTGTGGCTGCCCTACTCACGCATCGTGATAAATAAACCATTAACATTTTGTATAGCCACAAATATACATTTTTTTATTTTAATTTATGATATTATTCCATCCCTCTATAAACCCAACTGATTAATCTTGCATAAATATATTCAATTATTCTTTTCATGGGTTTATTTTTTCAATTTTATATATCAAGCCTTTCCATTTCCCCCATGTTTTTATAGCCTCTTCTTTATCATAAGCCACAACATATTCAACAGCCTGGATAGGATTATTCATGTCCCTGCTATTTCTAAAATAATTGTAGCTTATTTTGTACAAAGATTGGAATACATCATTTATTTTTACTCTTTTAGCATATAGGGATAAATCAAAATTATCCCATGCTTCTACGTTCACTATATGTGCCATTTGTTTATAAGTTAGTTATGTGATTTTTTGCTTGTTGTTTCATGTAAGATATATCAAGCCATTCCAATAAATCTATTGTATTAAACCAAACAGTAAAGTCCTTGCCATGCTCATCTGTTCCTGATAGACAGGTTTCATTGTCCTCAGTTGACATGAATGTATTGATATCATTCATTCTCTTTATTATATCCTCACTTTTCATAGCTTAAACAGTTATCAATTTCATAATAAAATAGTAACCTATCCAAACTGACCAAATAAATATTGCTGCTGTCAGTAGTTCTCTTTTTGCTTCTTTTCTTTCTTGCTTGTTCATAATCTATTTATTTAAGTCTGTTAAGGATTCATACAATTGTTTTGACGGGTCATCGTCTATAAAATCGTATCCTTCTTTTACACACCATTTTTTAGCTTGTTTCCAACTATCTGCAATGTATAACCTTTCTGTTCGATTATTTTCTATTGTGTAAACTGTCCATTCAAACCCCCTTAAAACTTGTTCGCTATCAAAATAATGTTTGTTGTCTAAACATATTTCTGCCGGTGCATTTGTGCGTAACACTATAAAAGCAATTTTTCTTCTTTTTTCTATAAGTATATTGCTTTTTGAATTAACCCACAATAATGTTTCTTTACATTTATTTGCGCTTATTTCATCTCTATAAGTTCCTATAATTTGGTTTTTATCCAAATCTCTAACTTCATACATATGTTTATTATTCTTTTTCATAATCTATTTATTTAATTGTTGTTTGACATCCTCTATTGATAGAGTTTCTTTAACATAAACAATCAAGCATTTTGTTCTAATCTCTTCCTGCTCTCTCATTACTTCTTTTAATTCAGCTATCTCTTGCTTCCATATAATTCTGTTATCTCTATCAAATCCCCCAACTCCTTTTAAGGAGTCTTGCTTCATTTCAATAAGTTTGTGATTTGTTTCTCTTGCTTCCTCTAATTGTAGGAGCATTTCAGCGAGTTCTACTCGTGATAAATTGTATTTCATAATGTATTGTTAATTGTTAGTAATGATTCAAATCTATAAAAAAAATTATAAATTCCAAACTTTTTACTAAAAAATATGCGTGAGCCTTGCGATTTGACCATGCTCTTTGTGATGAATAAAGCCCTCTACAGCTTTGGGAGCATGTTGATATCCTTTGATATGATGCCAAGAATCGGTTCCACTTGGAGAGCGTAGGCTTTCAACTGTGACTCCAATGTAGTCTTTGCTCGATTTGTGATGCACATGATGCGTATATACATATCTATGCTTTGTCTTACTCCATTGAATAGGATATTCTTGAGCCATTAACAAAGGCAAGTCCTGGACTTTAGCACCATCTCCATGAGTTGTCCCTATCAGATTAGATCCATACTGATATCCCTTCCTGTGAGATATGCTGCAATCAAATGTGATATTCTTATTGTTTTTAAACCAAGTTTTTATGACATCTGCCAAAAAGAATCCACTCATATAGTCGTGATTTGATGGATTAAAAGTGAAATGAACATCAGCAACTGTGATGAGCTTCTCTAATATCTCAACATAGAGCTTCTTTGCAAGTAGGAAATTGCTGTACCACATGCCATCAGTATCCTGGATTGTTCCTTTTGTTGTTGTTCTTTTAGGATTATCAATGTGCAGAATATCGTTCCCCCCAATAAATAGAACTTTGTCTATATGAAACCCTTGAGCCTTGTCTAAAATACCCTGTACGCCCTCCCTAACACGCTGTACGGCTATCTGATTGTTGTAATCCTCTCCTGTTTCAAAGGCTTCTGATAGCTTTCCAATGTGGATATCTGCAGGATCCACTACTAAAAGATGCCCATCCTTGAGTTTTTTTCTTTTTAATACAGGGTATTGAGGTGCATATTGCTTTAATTCTTTGACTATTTCCTTTTGGAGATGTTCAAATTCTTGAAGATTCTTGCTTTTAAATTCAGGATTTTTAAAAAACAAACTTGCTTTTTTGGTTTTTAGCCATCCATGCTTGATATCTTTTACAGGAACTCCTGCAGCTTGTGAGGATTCTTTTATACCTCGGTATTCATATAATACTTTTTGCTCATCTAAAGTTAATCTGTACCTTTTATTCCCACTCATATTTTTTTATTGGCATATTTTACAGCCACAAATAAAGCAAAGCCCAAGAACACCAAAGCTATTAGCATCCAAAAGTAGTTGGGCTTTTTACTTGCCTTTGCCTTTTGCACCTCCACTCTTGTGATCATTCTGATGGTATCCCTTTTAAGCTTGTATTCAATCCTTGTTTCCAATCTTGTTTTAGGAACAAAAATGTTTTGATATTGAATGATAGTGTCTTTGCTTGAGAAAAATCTTTCATAAACAATTGTATCGTGTTTTATTACAGGAACAGAATCTATTGTGCTAATTCTTATCGTGTCAGCCGTTTTAAGCTCTTCTAAGCCCTTTTTAACTGCCTTCCTATAGTGATACTTAGCAGAGCAAGAAAAAAGCCCTATAATCAAAAATAAACTATATATGCGCATATTCTTTAATATCGAAACATGGACAGGCTTTATTGGCAAATTCGTAATGAGCATGGATTGTCATGTTTGGGTTGTGTATATAGATCAAGTCCTGAATTAATTTAATCAATGAATCTTTCTGCTCCTTTGTTCTTGTATCTTTGGGGTGCTTCATATCTTTAGTCATTCCTCCCACATAGGCAATCCCTATGCTGCCTCTATTCTGATAAGCACAATGAGCGCCGACCAATTTTACATTGCGACCTTTTTCGATTGTGCCGTCCAAGTGAATTAAAAAATGGTAGCCGATATCATTGAATCCTCTTGCCAAGTGCCATCTTCTAACATCGTCAACGTCATGATGCCTTCCTTCAGGGCTCGCTGTGCAGTGGACAATAATCTTATCTATTTTTCTCATTAATGTTTTTAAACTCTTGAGTTACTTCTTTGGCTCTTGCAAAAAGGTTTTTAAGTGAAGACCAAAGGTCGATTTGCTTTACGGCTCGATAGTTCTCATTAATGCTAATAACCTCGATTGATACTAAAGTTAAAGCTAATATTTTAGTTGTAAGCATTTCTATGCTGAAAAAAGTCATGACTAATTCATTAACAAGGAAATAATCAATAAGATAGAACAGCATGACTGTGACCTCATACAGTAAAATCTTTGAGATGATTGCAGAAAGCCTTCTGCTTGTGATGGGGAGCTTTAATTTTTTTGCTTTCCATATTCCTGTGATAGTATCCAGTAGAACGGATGCTGCAATTAATATCAGGATCCCTACAATAGGTAAAAAAAATGATGTAACAATAGCCATAATTTGCATTGAATAAGTTTGTAATTTAGTTGCTAAAAGTATAACCTGCGTTTTCATGACTCTATTTGTTCCACTAACATATAAGTTAGATAAATTACAAAAAACAACCCAAAACTTTGTACGTATAATTGTGTATTAAATAGCATTGTTATAGCAGCAAAGTAGCCACTAATAAAATATAATACTGCAAGAACGTTTGTATGTCTCATTATTCTATTTCTATTGGTTCGCTCCAAGCTTCAGTAGCCATTAATTGAATTGCCTCTGAATGTGTTAATATTTGCACTGGAATAACAGATAAGTCAGTTATAAAAGTTGGCGTTGTATTCCACTTAATTACAAACTGTGATTCGTCTAAAGATTTTCTAATCGTGTTTTGGTTGGTTTCGCCGACTTGTGAAAAGTCAATATTTGGCAAATCTGCTATGTTAATTATTGCGTATGTTTCAGCTATTTTTTTCATATCTTTTTATGTTGGTACATCAGTTGAGAATGTACTAAAGTTTGTCATTGTTCCGTCTATACTTCCTTTGTTGTCAGTTAGCGTCGGTGCCGTGTCAGAATCCCCACATCTCCACCAATTCGTTAAACTTGAATAGCTTGAAAGTGAAGCTGGAGCACCACCATTGTAAATATCAGTTACATCACTTGCAGAAAGTTCTGAATCAAATATGCTCACCTCGTCAATCAATCCGTTAAACGGTAGGTTTCCATTAGTCCTTGAGCCTATATTAAAAGGTAAATCAGGAGAATAGTTGATGTCCTCATCAAGAGTACCGGTTCTCACTCCGCTTCCTTCAGTTCCATTAAAATACATTTTTAAACCAGTATTAACCCCCGACCCATCATAAGTCATTACAACGTGATGCCATTGGTTTTTACTTAAAGTAACATTACCGCTGAATTGAACAAGTTTAGCACTATTTTTTCGCAGTCTACAATACACTCGTATATTTGTTCCGTGTGCTTGTTGCCACATTACCCAACCATTGAAATCGCCGCCATTATTTCCTTTACCTATAAACATTGATGTCTCAGCTTGTTGTGGATTAATCCAACAACTTACACTAAATACCGTAGTTCTATTAAATGCAAGGTTACCGAGTCCCATTGTTACGTAGTCATCTACTCCGTCAACATCTATTGATTTTGTATTGCTAAAAGCCGATGCCGTTCCTAAGCTTGTGTCACCACTTGCACTTGAATCATACACTTTACCCCAATCATTTGTAGCTGTTGTTTTACCTTTGCCCCAATCATTAGTGTTGTTCACTGCACCTTGTCCCCATCCGTTTGTTACTGCCATTTTAATTTTTTTTTATTGTTTATGGTACATCTGTTACTATGTCTCCACTTGTCATATTTGTCATTGTTCCGTTATTTGAGCCACTTCCGTTATCAGTTAAAGTGGGGAATGTATCGCCATCGCCGTTTCTCCACCATCCCACAGGCGACAAACTGGTTAAATCAGCAGGGCTTCCACTATTGTAAATGCTTGTCACATTACTTGCAG